CGCGCCGCCGTTAGTGGCGTAAATTAAGTTAACGTTTAAAGTAACACACTTTCCAACTCTTGTCCACCTGTAAGAATGATTTGTCGTTCCACTCGGCGCAGTTGTTCCAGTCCACGCGATCGAACCCGTATAAGTTCCTGACGTGTCTTTAAAATATGTAGCCGTTCCGTTAGCTGCTGCGCTAGTTCCGTTAGCCTGAAACGAATAAGCTGCGAGCTGTTTCGGTTGAAGCGTTGACGTGTCCGAAATTGTTAGCTTGCTATTGATTCGGCTTGAAAGCGAGGCTGTGTCTGTTTCACGTAGATAAGGCGCAAGCATTGCAGTCGTGTCAACTTTGCGTAAGTAAGGCGTAAGCATTGAAGCTGTGTCCGAATATTTTACACGCTGATCAATACGCGCACTTAGTTTTGAAGTGTCAACGATTGTATAGATGTTTCTGTTTTTCCAAAGGCTTTGAGTATCAGAATAAGCTAGCACCTCGTTATTTATTGGACTTGTAATTTTAACCGTATGAAGTTCGTCCAATTCAAATCCGTTCATAGGCTTAACATAGATTTGACCGTTTCCGTTATTTGCTCGTTCCACTATACCAACGAAAACTTGGTGATATGGTTGTATAGGCTTAACCGAAGTTAACTGCCCAGCTATAGAATCCAAATAAAGAATGTCGCCTGAATTATAAGCTCCTGTATTTAATTTATCAGCCACGCCCTGAGTGATTACGATTCCAGTACCACCTGCTGCAATATCATTTTTAACGATGCCCAAAGTTTTCGAGCTAAATGTGTCGCTTGTATTTTTTGCAAGTTTTACGGACGCTAGATCTCCAGTCGCACCATAAAGAAAAACAGCTTGTCCTTTTAGTATTGTAAATGATTCGGCGTTTCTTACCGTAGCCTTAACTACGGACGCTGTATCATTCCCTGTTGAATCTTTAAACTGATATACCTCAGTTCCATTTCTGTAAGAAAATACAGAATCAGATCTACGCTTAACGGAATCCAATTTTAAATTGATTCTGTTTGAAAGCGAAGTCGTGTCAGTTGAACCACCGCCACCGCTTACCTGTGACCAGCTTAACGTCTTAGGGTTGTAAGTATAGAAACGATTATTGCAGGAATCAAAAGCTATTGCTCCCGATCTGCTCGCAAACTGAACGCTTTTTAAAGTAGGCACGCCGCAAACCGTCGGGATCTGCAACGTAGAGTCAAACTTCATGCGCGGAGCTTGATATCCGTACTGAGGCATGAGCTGGTAAACTTGTCCGTAACTGACTTGACAAAAAATGACAAGTCCTAAAATGGTCAAAAACTTTATGTAGGGAAGTCGCATTTTCCAAATTTTCCTGTTAAGTAAATATTTAAAGTCATTGAAACGCCTGAGAGATAGTCCTCGAATTTCTCGCTGATCCCTTCCCAACTTACCGAAGCATCAAGCGAAATTGTTTGATCATTTCTCAAAGCCGAAATAATATCGTTGGCGATCATTAACTGATCATTGATAACCTGTTGCTCAAACTCGCCCTCTACTCCTGACTTATCCAAAAACCAAAAGGTAATTGAATAAACAATTTCACGCCCTGCGTTAAGCTGTCCGTTATTCACAACGAATGAAGCTACAGGCATGACGGGCATTTCAACCCAACCGAGCCACTCCGTTGGACTTGCAAACCTTGTCGTTTTTATTATCGGGTTGCTTTCCAGTAGGTCGGTTATCTTTTGTACTATCTGATTGTAGGTCATAAAATTTAGCTCTTACTTTGTCGATGTATTCTTTTTTGTAGCCTTTACTCATATTTATCTATATTGGAAAATAAATTTCTCGTTAGCTATTGTAACGTCCCCAGTTGGTAGCGTTATTACTCCGTTCACGATTTGCAGATATTCGGTGTCAGCCGTTGGCGAACTGGTTATGTTTTTGACAAGTCCTGAACGAACAGCCAAAAGGATAGTACGCCCGATAAGCGTTGAAATTGTGAAGGTCGTTAACCCTGCGTCCGCTGTATAGGTTGTGTAGTTCGGAGCAGCGTAACCGCTCGTACTGTTCGCATAACGTGGATATCTTAAAGAATCCGTATCTCCTAAATATATCGGCGAAGCGTAGCCTTTTTCCTCAGGGAAAATAACGTCGAAGCCTGATCCTGTATTTAAATACTCATAGTAAAGCGTATAGTTTTCCTGAAGGTATTTAATCATGCGCGTTTTATAAAATTCAGCCATGCCTAAATACTTTGATTCGAGCAACTCCAAATCAGCGCGTGAGGGTGTATTGCTTTCCTCGCTTGTCTTTTGCAAAAATCCCTTACTGAATAACTGAAAACCCATAGTCATTGGGAGCATTGCCATTGTGTACCACACAAGCGCGTCCGTCAAATAATCATTGATTAACGTTTCCTCATCAGGTGTTAAGTTATCTCCTTCAACGCCTAGCTGTAAACGCTTGTAAAGCTGTGAACCTAAAGCAGGCTGTATGTGAATATCCCCAGCGACTTTAATCATTGGAAATAATTGCTTTGCGTCGATCTGATTCGAAGCTCCAGTCCTTTCTTTGAAGGTCTGCTCAGTTATAAAGATTATGTTCTTACTCATTTTCTTTTGTATAGTTTAGATACCCAACGATGACGACAATACTCACGCGGTTCGTCAGTACGGGGATTTGTGTACCAACCGCCGCGACGCTCCCAAACTGAATAACCAACACGCGCTGATATTGATTCGATGTCTGAACGTGACCACGTTTTAGCTCCGCTCATTCTCATTAACTCCTTACAAAATGGTCTGCTAGTGGATGAATCTTTGTCGCTAAAGCCTGGCATCCATTCATAAGTATAACGGATAAAAAGCTCAGTTACTTTTGATTGCTTACCTCCGAGTTCGCTCAATGGTTTAAGCACCTCGAAAACAGGCGTTTCATTTATTGCGCTTGCAGTAGTTTTAAGGATTCCACCTTCGATAAAATCGTCAATGATATTCTGCACGAGTTCCTGATCTAGCTTCAACGATCTAGCAATAACAGGAACGGTTATATTTTTATCTTTTTGAATCAAGTCTAAAACGTTCGCCTGAGCTTGATTAAGTTCGTCCGCAAACATTCCGCGCTGATATTTAACCTCCTCGAAGTCGCTAGCTCCGCATTCGCTAAATTCATGAATCAATCGAGCGTCCTCGTCCATGCTGAACTTTTGTATTTCGTCCTCAGTCAAAGGATCGTCGTCAATCCCTAGAAACGTGTTTACGTCCGCGTCAGTAAAGCCAAAGCCATTTTTCAACATAAGCGAAGCCTGCGCCTTAGATAGTTTGCCGTTGCCGAACTGCCTAACTATTCGCATGACGTTTTGATATTGACGCCCTGTTAAGTTACGAATAGCCTCATTCGATTCCATTGGAACGGATTGAGGAGCTGATGTAACCCCCGAAGGCTGCGCAGGAATAAGCCCAGCGAGCGATCTGATTTCGTCGGGTGTCATTGATTCGAGAACCTTATTTGCAACCAGCGGAGACAAGCTATTGATGTTGTCAGAAATAACCTGAGCCTGTGTCTTGATTGCGTTCTCTAGAGGTTCGCGTCCCATTAATTGACGGATCTCATCCTTGCTCAAATTTTGAGACATGATGTTTTCAGTAAACTCAAACTTCAAAGGTTCAACAGGTTGGATTGTAAACTCTCCAGCCTCGCCTTTTAAATTTCTTAACTGAGTGAACATTTCGTTAAACTCAGCCTGACGTTCCTGCACGTATGTGTTGTTGAAGATCTCGTAACTGTCGCGGATCTCGCTGCGACTTCCTAGCTGCCCCTCAGTTTTGATTCCCATAAGCGCAGGACTAACGATCTGATGCGAGGCAAAAATTTCCTGTTGAATCAGATTGTTTATGTTTGTGAAATCCTCCTTAGTCAGCATTGTCGTTCCTAAGTTCTGAATGTCCGCGCTGTTCTCACGCGAAGGGTTGAACATAATAACGACACGCTTTCCGTCGTGTCCTGTAAATTTCCTCAACAAACTTTTTTCAACTTCGCCCTGCTTTTCCTCGTGAGGCATTCCGTTGTTGAGATTGATCAAAGTCGAACCAACAAAACCCTGCTTTGCGTTCCCTAAAATATGGCGGCTGACTTCGATATCCGATTCGATGTAATTCAAGCCTTGAAAATATGAAGGAAGCGGATAAACTTCGGACGTACTATTGTATTCTTTTACATAAAGGATTTGACTTCCAAATTTTTCATTGGTGTTGAATGCTGGATATTCGCGAGGCTTTTCTTTATAATCAAGCCAGTCATTTTTTACGTAATAGGTAGATAGATCTTTACTTACCCGAACCTTTGCGAAGTCGATGTGATAAACCTCCGCGATCTGTCCGATACGATTCCAAATAACCTGTAAAAAATAACCACGAAAAAGCTCATCGTCTTTGATGCACTTTTTCATTACAGCGTTCCACGATTCGCCGCGCGAGTTCGCTAAGCCTGCATCCTCAAAACCTTTGCCATAAATGTAAGTAACCTTACTTTTTACAATAGCTCCGTGCTTAGGTGACTCATTGTAAAGATCAATCAAATATTTTGGGTAGTTGTTCAGTTCGCCAAATTCAACCCAACCCTTGCCCTTCTTTTCCTCAAAGCGAGGCTGAACAGCTCGGTCAAATTTTAGAACTATGTGCTTATAGTTATTGTCCATTGTAAACCTTAAAGGTATTGTTTTGTTCGTCGTATTTAGTAGGCGCGTATTCTGTCTGAGGGTAAAGATACATCAATCCGCTTTCTAACATTGGCTCAGTAGGTAATTCGTCAACGGTTGCAGGATAAATTTCATAAGTCCAGAATCCCTCAGGATAGTCAGCGAATAAGTTAAGGGTATCAATCAAGCAAAGTTCATAACGATCTGTCGCTGTTCCCTCAGGCTCTATCCAACAGTCCACTTCGTCCAAAGTAGTGCGATTCGTGAACTTAAAATAATAAAAGTTATTCCCTCCTAAGTTTATCTTAGAGGTAAATCTTATTGACTCGTCTTGATATCCTTTTGTTAATACTATCATGACTTAAAAAACCCCGACTTGTGATCGGTCGGGGTTCTCAAATTTAGGTTATTATTTACTAAGTACCTGGTGTTTCCAAAGTAGCTGCAACGCTTGACGATACCATTAAGAAGTCGTCACGTTCAACTGAGCTGAATGTCAGAACTGATCCGTTGCGATCTCCTGCTGCTGTTCCCGATCCACTTTCAGAGGTATCTAAAAACATACCAAACTCTTTGCCAAAGAGTCTGAAGCTTCCGTCCAATTCCTTGGTACAGATCGTTACGCGATTTTTAGCGAGTGTCTGAATGATATTCCGAACACTTGCAGAACGTGCGTTAATTGGGAAGCTAACTTGATGAGTGTAAAAGATAGTTCCGTTTTCCTGCGATCCTGTCAAAGCGTTTGAGCTTGATGCAGTAGCGCGAGGAACTTCAAACTTCCAAAAACGTTTTCCGCTTGCTTTAGTCATTGCAGTAACTGTTCCGCTAACGTCAGTTACGCGGCTGTTTCCTGATGCGTCGTAAAGCGCGGAGTTCTCGATAATATAAACGGCTTCAATACCGCCGACTGCTTCGCGGCAGTCAATTGTGTATCCTGATGTTATTGCGCAAGGCATATGATTAGAATTTAAAAAAAAAGGCGGTGTTTATTGCACCACCCTTTTTTAGTTTATGAATTTAATTAGATAGCAGCTTTAAACTTAACACATTCGTTTGTGAATGCTACGTTTACGCCTACTTTGAAAGATACCTTTGTTCTGATCTCGTCGTTATCCATTGAGTACCAAACGCGGTAGTTTGATTCCTCGTCTTCCAAATCAACCGCCAAAGCTACGTTGCCCATGCTGAAAGCGTAAGCGTCGCCTGTTCCGTTCAAACCATGAACAGCGATTATTTCGATATTAGTGCCTGGCAGGATGAAACTGTTAGCGTTCTCGTCCTGTGGATTGTAAGCGAACAAGTTCAAAGCGCGGTAAGCCATAATCAGCAAGCGATACCAGTCGTAACCTACGAAGATCTTAACGTCTCCTTTTCCGATTACTGCGGCAGGGATTGCTTTGTAAATACCCTCAGTTGCAGCGATTACGTTAGATTGAGTAATGGTTGTGATTGTAGCTACTCCTGTGAATCCTGAAACGTTTGCGTCAACTGGAGAACCTGCGTCGATCAATTTACTCAATCCGTCAAACTTATTCAAGTTACCTGTTGCTCCTGTAGCGTCACCCTGCCAAATTGCAGTTTCCAACTGAGCAGCAATACGAGCGTTTTTCTTAGCTAAGTAAGCGTCCAAAAATTCAGTATTACCGAAGTCGGTGTAATTTGATCCTGCCTTCAAAGCCTCCTGAGTAAAGTAAGTTTCGAAGTTCTTAGGGCAAATGGTTTCAGATACCTGAATCTTACCAACAGTCACAGTACGCTGAGTGAAGGTAGTAGTTCCTGAGGGATTGTAACCGCAGCCGTCAGTCTGAAAAGCGGCGTCGGTGTCCATTAAAGGAATCGCTGCTGAAGATTTTACTCCAGTCAAAACGATACCGTTATCCATGATTAATTGTTGAGTCTTCGCGCCGATAACCGCTGAGGTCAAAAGCGGACGTACTCTTTGTGATGTATAAGCCGTTAAGCCTGTTAAGTCGAGTGCCATTGTGTTTGTGTTTGTATTTAATTAAGAAAATAAAATGTCGTAAGATTTTTGTTTTTGTTCGTTGAAGCTAGATGCACCTTTTACAACTGGATCAGCTGCGCCTGTAGGAGCTTCTGCCAAAGTTTTTGTAAGGTTCAATAAACCTTCAATAACTTGGTTAGCCTTATTCAACTTGCTTTCATAGTCAGCAAAGCGTGACTCATAAGCTGCGAACTTTGACTCGTAAGCTGAAAACTTTTCGTTAGTTGCAGATTCGAACGCGCTGAATTTAGCAGTCATGTCGACAGGAACTTCGATCTCGATTTCCTCTGTTTCTGCTTTTGGCTTAATCTCCATGATCGCGCCGTTCTCGCCTAAAACGATAACAGTTCCGTCCTCGAGTGTGTGTTCGCCTACTGGAGCAGGTACGCCGTCAATGGTAACGATACCACCAACAGCAAGCTCGGTAACTTGTACCTTAGTTCCGTCTTGTAATGTTGCTTCAATCATTTGTACTGGTTGTGCAGGGGTATTCATAGAATTAAATACTTCCCTTAGTTTTTCGATTACTTCGATTGCTTTCATAAACTATTATATTTTTAGTTATCAATTTTGACACTTAAAAGCTCAGCGATCTTTTTTAACGCATTTTCCTCGGCTGTCATTGGCTGATCGTACTCAAACATTCCCTCCACAGAAAAGCCTTTGTATTCTCCACGCTTTACAGCGTTCCATACGTCGTTGTTCTCTACATAGAATGAAGCGAACCAGCTGCCGTCTGCAACACCTTCAAAGCCTTTCATTGGCATAATGCCGCGCTCCTTATCTACTAGCCAGCTCTCAAACATGGTAACCCCTTTAACCTTTTGGTTTGGATCGTGCATCAAGTTAACGCGGTTGTTGTATTTTCTTTTCGCGAACTTTATAGCAATAGCCTTAATCGTATCGGCTGAAAACTTAACGTAATGCTCGCCCATTTTTTCGTTGTTCCTGTAAATAAGTTCGTCCGCTAGCATCATCGGTCCTGATATGATCCGCTTTTCCTCGTTCATAATTTTGAACGACATTTTATCCTTGTCGATCTGAGCGAGTTTACGCGTTGCCCACTCCACGCCTGCATCTCCACCCCACGCCAGCCACATTAAGCGACCACATCCGTCGCCTAGTTCTTTCTGTGAATTTTGTCTGTGTCGCTCAAACGCTGCCATTCGTGCGATTGTGTCGCGGCTTATTGGTTCTCCGTTTGCGAGTTGGTTCGCCCTAGCTTTTCCAACAGGCGTTCCGCATTCGCCCCAGCCGTTCTGTTCAGCATATCTCAAAGCGATCTTTGCGTTTTCGCTTGCTTCTTTTGGGTAGTCTGTGTAAGAACCCTCCGCGAAATGCTGCTCCCAAATTGAGTAACAAATGGCAGCCGCTTGCTCCTGATCTTTGCCCTCAGAAACGACGTAGGAAATACAGCGCGGGATAAAGTCCGTTTCGTGTTCGCCCTTTGAAGGCTCGATAAAATTAAAGGCTAGAAAATCCTTTTGGATAGCAGGCGCGTCAACGAGTGCAATGTAGTCCACCTCCGCATCGTCGCCCATGTTTTCGCTGATCTTCAGCTCGTAAATTGGTAGTGTCATATTGTTTTGTTTTTATCCGATTCTAGCAGCGCGGTTAAGCCTTTGTATTCGTTCCTGACCGCTTGAAACGTCAGATTCAACTACATAAGCGCGAGCCGCTGCATTACCGATTTGATTTACTTGTGATTGATTTAAAAGTGTTGATTCTGTTTGTGGCTGTAAAGGTGGGGCAGCTGTTCCACCGCCTGCGCTTGCACCGCCTACGTTTCCACCTTGTGGACTTCCACCGCCTGAACCGCCGATACCTTTCAAGCCTTTGACGGTTGCCGCTACTGAGGTCGCGATACCGATCGCGGCTCTTACTTTGTTAAGTCCGATTTCAGTAGCAGACAAAGCCTGACCGCCTGGAATTAAAGCATATTTTGCAACAGCAGCCGCGTTCGCTTTTTGAGTATCTAGAATGATCCTCGCGATTGTGATCGCATTTTCAGCAATTAAGGCAGCGCGTTGAAGTCCTTTATTTTTTTCGCCTAATTGCTTCGCTAGATTTACGATCCCTGACGCTACGTCAAAGGCAGCGTTTTGAATGTCCTCTTTTGCTTTCGCTTCCGCTTCGGCTATTTTAGTACGTTCCTCAGCAGCCTTTTTTTCGTCCGCTGTTTTTTTGTCTTGTAACTCCTTAGCAGCAGCGGCTTCTTTGTCTGCGCGCTCCTTGTATAGTGCCTCTGTTTTAACTCGCTCCTCTGCATCAATAACAGCTTTTCGCGCATTGAATTCCTGCTCAGTTATTAATCTGTCCTGAAGTAGCTTAAGCTGTGCCTCCGTTTGCTTTTCGTTTTGGTAGCTAATTTCTAACAGCTTACGGTCGAAGTCGCTTTTTGCCCTCGCTAAACTTTCGCGGTATCTAAATTCGTCTGATTCCTTTTCCTGCTGTGCTAATTTCTCGGCGTGTTCCTTTTGCTTTTTAAGTTCCTCTTGCCTTTTCTCCTCAGCTGTCTTTGCTTTTTCGTCTGCTAATTTCTTAGCATCCTCAGCGGCTTTTTTGTCGATCTCCTTAACCTGTAATTCTAAGCCTGCCTTTTCGTTTTGAAGTTTTAACAAAGTATCCTTTGCTTCCTTTACTACCTTGTCTCCTTCGGCTTTTGTTTCCGCTGGATCAAATAAAAATTTTGCAACCCCTTCGGCTGCTGCCTGATTGAGCTTTGTGATTTGATCGTTAATATTTTCCGTCGTGATCTTACCGAATCCCAACGTTTCGCTTACCTTATTTGCTGCACCTATAAGCGCATCAATCGGAGCGGCTAAAACACGCAAACCGATTGCAGCGATTTCTAAACCTGTGCGAGCTAATTGTTTTGTAAAGTTGAAATTTCTTTCTGCTGCCGCTTGCCTTTGCTTCGCGATTGCTTCCTCACTTTTTACAGTCGCCTCCGCTGCCTTTATAGTTGTGTCGTATTGTTTGAGCTTAATTTGCAGGATATCCTTTTCAGATTTACCCTGAAGTTTAAGGATATTATCCTGTGCGCCGATCGTGTCTAATTTCTTTTTCTGAGCGTCTAAATTATCCTTTGTCTTTTTATTTAGCTTTTCCTGTTCGTCGCTTACTCCATTTACCGCCGCTTTAATGTCATCCCAATACGCGTAAATCGTACCCAATGCAACAACGAGCAAACCGATACCAGTCGAACCAATACCTTTTTGAATTGCCTTAAAAGCGTCAGCCGCCTGTTTGCCTAAAACTTTAAAAGCGTCTCCTGCTTCTCCAATAGCGTTTAGTCCCTGAGTCAATGCAAGTGCGCCCTGTACTTTGACAAGCGTTTTCTCTAAGTCTTTAGATTCTGAACCGAATAAAGCCTGCGCTCCCTGTAAGGCAGCGAAGCCTCCAGCGACGCCCTGAATAGCTGCGCCAAATGCTTTAAATTTAGCGTCAGGATTATAAGCGTCAGTCAATGCCTTAGCGTCTCCGATCTCGTCCTTTAAACCTGCGACACGCTTCGCCGCCGCGACCGCTTCCGCTGAGGTTTCCCCGAACTTTTCGCGCATTGCGATCAAGTCCTGAGTTGCCTCACGAAGTTGCTTTTTTATGCTTCCAACGGAACTTTGCGCCTGTGATCCGTCAACCGTTATTTTTACGCCTACTTCCGTATTAGTTGCCATATACTCTTAATTCAAAAGGTGTGTTTAATAAAATGTCGTCCGTTAATGATCCGCTTTTGTATGTAAATACTCGAAGGTTTGAAACATCGACGATATAGGATTGTATGCTAATTGGATCAGAATTAATTGCGGAATGACTAGCAAAGCTGCACCAAAAGCCCTGACTAGGATCAAAGATATCGTCCGCGCTTTCGATATTGTACTCGCCAGTTCCTACATAGGTTAAAGTCAACCCTGCCAAATATCCGCTGTCTTTATAAGCGTCAATCGTTGGCGCACTCGTTCCTGTTTGCGTTATCGTTCCAATAAGCACCCGATACTCAGGCGTTGAAGTCCAACCGCTTCCGTCGTATTCTAAGGTCGAACCAGTCGCGCCGCTGATATCTATCCACGTACCTTCAAACTCGTCAAAGTATTTTATGATCATTAATATAGTGTGTTTATAACCCTTAACAGTTCAACCTGACAAACATCGTCCTCAGTAAAGTCCGAGATTTTAATCAGCCTGTAAAGTGTTCCGTCTATGTATATAAATTTCCCAAAATTTAGATTGAAAATATCCTGCTCATTTAATTTCATTTTGCAGGTTATCAATCGCGAATCCTTGTCGGTTATCTCCGCGAAGTAAGGCGAATAGTAAACATTAAAAAGATTATTCGACAAAGTACCCTGATCAAAAGTGGTATAAATTTCTTTAGGCGCGCCAAAGTTAAGGTCAGCCTGAGGGTTATCAGGGTTATCCATGTGACCAGCGTAACCGTACGAAGTCAACGCGCTGCTGAGGTTTGTCCTAGTCGCGCTCTTAATATACCATGTAGGAACGCCTGTTATTTTTTTAGCCTGCAAAATTCGGATGTTGTGTTCTGTGCTTTCCTCAGCGTTGTTATTTCGCTTGTAAATTACAGGAAGCACTTTACTTTGATTCGCATATTTAACCACAGGCGTAGGACTGAAAATTACCTCCAACTTTTGCGTGTCCTTTGTGAACTCTAGCTGATTGTCAAAAACCCTGTCTCCGTAACCTTCGTTATATTTTTTCTTATATTGGTCGTTATAATAGTCTGAATCTGATCTATATCCTAGCTGATAATAACGCGAATTTATCTCAGACATTGGCTTGATCTTAATAGGCTTTGAATGATCTATCTTATCAGACCAGTCTAAGTAAGAACTCGTATCAGTATCGTAAAAATCTACGTAAGGCTCAATGATCAGCTTCTTTTCTGTGTACTTATCCTCAACTGCGATAAGGTTAAACATTTTCATAACGGAGCTAAAAAAATCCTTTTGCAAAATGTTTGCAGGTAGCGTTCCGTTTACGATCAGATAATCTCCATAAGCCGCAGGAATGAATGACTGATTTTCGTTAAATATCCGAATGCTGGAATTCGTTTGATTTATTGAGAAGTCAATAACCGCGTCAGCTGGTCCTGTACTTCCTGCAATATTTAACTGAATTTCTAGGGTATCGTTTTGAGCTAGTTCGACGTTTAAAGATTCGCCTCTCATTCCTATATTGTAAAACATAGGGAAAGGCGTAGTTGCACCCCACGCTGAAACTGGTCCACCGATCTTATCGCTATCCCACAAAATCTCACTTCCATTTTTTACTAGCGATAAATAAACGTAAGCCTCGCCGTATGTAGGAAAAGAATCTGTCGGGGCTGATACCGCAAAAGTTCCATTGAAGCTAAGGACTATCCCTGCCGTTATTGTTGTCGCAGGCGTATAAGTGAAAACGCGATCGTCAGGCGTTGTAAATGTTGTAGTTTGTATATTTTTAAGCTCAATCGTTTCAAGTCCGCTAACAGCTCCGAATGATCTCGTCGGATTTGCCGCTAACTGAATGACACTTTTATATTGTAGCCTGTTTTGATTATTCGGTACAATTAATCGCTTGAAAAAAGCGGTATCCATGAAAGTTGACTCCAAAGTGTAGCCAGCTTGCTCAGCGATTTTCATCATGTACTGACGGACATAAAAGGCAGGTCTAAACGCTGTGAAGTAGTAACTATTTTTTGCGAAGTCAGGATCAGATAACGGACTCACGTTTCCATAATCAATCAAAGGATAATAGTAACCAGTTCCACCACTTACGCCGTTCCAGCTGTTTGTTATGTTAGTCACGTTCCACGTATGGTCATATTCGCTAAAATCTAAGTCCGTTAATTTACGCGACCCCATAGCGTTATAAAAACCCCCTAGCTCGCCAAATAAAGCGACTTCGTATTCTATGTAGTCGCCGTCAATAATGATCTCCAATAAGCGCATGACGCCCTTCATAACCTGCAAGCCGTTTATTTCCATTCGAGCCTTTGCAGATTTCGAAGCGTTAAAATTGTAGTTAACATTCGGAGCAATATCGGCTGTGAAATTTGAATTACTAAACTCAAAAATATTCCCTAGCAATCTGTTATTGTTAGCCGTTCCTGGCAGTACAATCGTTTTAGTAAACGACGTCGATTTGCTGTCCACGTTGTTAAGATCGTCAACAGCATAGGTAGTTTGTTGGCTAAAATCTTTAGTAAGATCAAGCTCCTGATTTTCGATAAATATTCGTGTCATCTTCTGAAGCCGTAGCGTTTTTGATTTACGTCGATATTGACCTCTAAAACTTTGAGCTTATTATTTTGGTAGGTACTGTATTCGAAGTTAGTATCCTTAATTGTTACAGGATAAAAATCGCCTTCGATCTCAGCGTAAACCTGAGGCGACATAAACAACTCAGCGAGCCATTGATACTCCGCGTCCGTAGGATAGTCCATTGTTAAGCGGTAATTCCATTCGGCTTTTGATCCGTAATTGATTACGCTTTCATTGTACACGTTTTTGGAATCGTAATAAGTTACCTCAGTTGTTCCGAAAGTAAAGTCCCTTTTTTCAAAGGTCTTTTTTTCAATAGCCATATTTAAACGCGAAGCCAAAGCGAAACGCGCTGTATCAAACATCCCGTATTGATTGATAAAATACAGATTGATAGTTGTGTATCTCGGATCGCAGTCAACGTAAACGCGGAACGTCTCAGTATTTACACTTGATTTTTGTAAGTAAAAGTCATAGTATTTGACAGTGCTGTCAATAGCGGTCGAACCGATTGCGGTATTAAGCGTGGTCGATCCAATATCGAGCTGAAGGTAACCCGTTGTTATGTTGATCGTGTTCGCCGTTTCATAAGTGTTTATTAAGTTGTTCCCTTCGTTGTATGTCTTTACGAACATTCGATGCGATCCTGTACCCTTAAATGGCAGGAGCAGCTTTTCGCCTAGTTTTACTTTTGCGTATCTAGGTCTGTTTGTTAAATACTTTTGAGCGAAGGTTGAAGTTGTTGCCTGTCTGCGATTGAAAACATTAGGAGTCCAATTGTAAGCTGTTGTATTTCCTGAAGCTAAATTTGTCGTAGTCGTTCCTGTTAACTCCTCGCCTACTCTTATTTGATAAGTGATTGCGACCTGTCCTGAAACGTTAGGCTGTACTAAGCAATTTACTGGAGCTGTTGCCGTTGTAGGCGTGAACCAATTAAATTGGATTTCATTCCTTACAACCTTTGAAGCGTTGAAATATCCGCGCCCATTCGTAGGCTCAGGATAAACTTTTGCCCTGATTAATTGCGTCGCTCCGTTGTAAACGTCAAATACATATTTGAAGTCCGTATTCCCTGAAAGTGTGCTGTGTGCTATGTGCCAAAGATCGTCCTGTACTGACGTCTCTCCGCTTGGGTTTATTAGTGTGCTTATGCTCATTATTCGAAAATGTTTATTACTACTGTTTTGCCTATTGTGTCAGCGAGTTCCTGCTCAAATCCGTTCAACATTTTTTTAACGACTGGATTTATAAAATCTCGCTTTTTGATACCATACTTTTTGATATTATAGATCAAAGTATTTAAACGCTGATCAGCCTCGCTTATTTTTTTAAATTTAGATTCTGTTCGAACTGCTCCGTATTTCTGCACGTCCTTTGATCTTACCTTAGCCTTGCCGCTTGTTAAGTATTTTCTTAAACTCCTACGCCCCTCCTCACTCATTCCGTAATTCTTAAACTGATAAGGCGAATCAGGCGCGTTTTTATCGCTGTCCTTACCTTTTACCCCTCGATCTACATAAGTCGCATATTTTACATATTCGATATTCAGCTCAATAACATTCGGCTTATCGACTAAATAAAATTTAAGGTTTGTCTCAATGTCTCCGCTTGCAATTATCTTTTTCTTATTAACGATATCTATCCACGCGTCCTTAAATATTTCTGCACGCTCCAAAAGCAAAGCACCGATTTCCTCAGCCTGAACCTGAATAAAGTTCTCAGATCCCGTACTTCTTAAGAATCCGTTATCAATTACCGTCTGTTGAAGTTGCCTTTGTGTCTTAGCCATTTCTTTTTAATAACTTTTTTTCCTGCTCTACTTCCATTTCGCGTTTAAGTTTTATGTAAGTTAGATCGTTAAGGAACTGACGCGGCTTCAAATTCCATACCTGCTCTAAACTTACAGCTTCGAACTCAGATACCAGTTTGGCGTTATAAAGCCATCCAAACGTTGCAAAAAATCCTTGCGTTGCTGATCCACCTGCTCCTGTTCCTGACTGCTCAAAAAGGGTTGTAAACTCATCATTAAGCTGTCGAAAAGTTTGCAAAAAAAAACAGCGGATTGATAAGCTACGTCAAAGTCAAGTTTCAACATGTCTAACGCAATAAACTCGTGATCTCGCTCGGTCTTAATTACTCCCTTCCAGCCTAGTTTTATCGGCGTTGCCATTGTTGCCATGATCTTATGAAGGTTCATAATTATGTCAGCTCCAAAGGTTGCAGCCTCGACATACTTACCAGCGTTCATTTTTGTAACGTCATAGGTTAAATGATACAGCCTTCCGTTTGCCCTCACGAACTGCTTAGGCTTAGACTTGATCATTTTAACCGACAAACTTTCAAAGGATTTTGCGACCTTACTACACACTTTTTCAAACGATTTCATAGACATAGCGTCAACCTTTTCGGCTGAGTATCCTGTCATGATCTGAACGTACAGGCTAGATTTTTCTAGATCAGTCGCCTCCATTAATGATACTGAGTAAAGCTGTTGAAATTTTTCGATTGTCATCGTGTAGTATATAAATTTTGAAAGTTATTAGACAAACCGATACACGCCCTGGAACTTATGGTCATTTTTGCACCTTACCGCTAAGGCTAAAGCGTTCACACAGTCGTCATGGAATCCGCTCGGAGCGTTATATCTTACCCCTGTTGAAGTGAACACGTACTCAAAAACATTAAGCTCGTCAGTTATTTTGCCCTCAGGGAAACCAATCTCCTGCTTATGTATAGCGGACGCGAGTAGCTCCATGATTTGCTGTTTTGATGTTGACGTGTACTTAAAGCCGTGCATCGCGCTGAATGATCTTTGCAAGTCCTCAGTAATGGCATCCCCTACGCCTGTGCTGTCAATCATTACAGGACGTGAACGGTCAAGCGTAAGGATATGCTCACGCGTTGACTTCCAATCTTTTTGGAATCGGTCAAACTTGCACACGTGACCATGCATATCTAAGCCGATAATGACTGTCCAGTCATGCGACTTCGCGAGGTCAATTCCGTAATAAAGTGGGGGTAAGCTTGACAAAGGTTTTACACAGGTTCGGATATGTTCACTCCCAAAAGGGTTTGAAGCGTTCTCCATAGCGTTCGCCATGTACTCCTGTTCAAATACCGCTGAGGGTAATTGATTCCGCGCCTCGTCGATTTCCGACTTATCTATGTAGGGGTTATCGTAGGTCGTAAATTTAAAAGCTGACCATTCAGGCTCACCACCTTTTTGGAATAGCGAATAGAAATAATTTTTCCCCTTAGGCGTTGAAAGGAATAATGCGCGACCTTTATAGTCCGTCAGCGTTGGACGGATCGAGTTCAACCAGCCGTCCTCTAGGTTCGGAATGAATGAAGCCTCATCCACAACTACTAAGTGAAATTTGCGACCGCGTAAGGAATCAAGCCGTTCCCCTGTAAAAAACATTACTGAGCCTTCGTTTGGGAAGGTAATAGTTAAGTCGCTTTTGTTATGCTCAAACGGAATGACCTTTGTTAGCTGTTTAAAGAAGGTTTTAGCGAGTTGGTAGGTTGGGGTAATGTAAGCGACTGCGCTCCCTTTTATCGCCTCGAAAATGATCTCTAATTGCGCTAGTTCCGATTTTCCGAAACGCCGTCCACACATAACGACACGAAAGCGCGACTGATCGTCAAAGATAGCTTGTTGGTTTTCGTGAAGTTCGGGGATGTGTATCTGCATATCAATCTTTCCAAAATTTATCTACCCAGCGCATAAGGGTAAATAGTACCCCTATCGTTATGAACGCGAGTAAAAACATTATAAGATCGTTTTGCCCTTAGTGATAACAAACTCTATTTTACCTGTGTTCTCTACGGTGCTGGTCTCTTTCGGTTTTCCGTAAACACGAGTTAACAAAGTGTCGAGTGAATAAAGCGAACCTTTTTCAAGGCTTTTCCTCATAGCTCCTGCGATTGTTTTCTCTAAGATCGTCGCCTTAGGGTTATCCCAAACCGATTTTAATTCCTCTAAGTCCATAGCCATTAAAGCCTGAATCGTGTCATTAACCTCGCTAGCTTTGTATCCCTGCTCCTTTAATAAGCTGATATACTTACGAGGTCGTCCGTTTTTGTTTATCCTTTCAGGGTGGCTATCGAATCCGTCCCCTTTTTTTAAGTTATCTAACTTGTTTGCCATCGGTTGTAAATCGGTTGTTTTTTGCATTACGCGAATTAATCTTTTCGTTGTGTATTTCCATCAGGAAATCTTTGTACTTTGTCCTGTCGCCGTATCTGTCATGACATAGCCTACAGACTGCCATAAGGTTACTGATGTAGTCCTGTGTTTTAGAACCTCCCATGCCTCGCCGCTGAATGTGATGAATATCGACGGCTTTTGATCCGCAGACTTCACACGGTATAAAAGATTCAGTATCGTATCCGAAAAAATCAAAGTAGAGCGCTGTGTGTTTTTTCATTCTCGAAGTTTTTGTAAACCGTTCCCGATACGTTTATCTTATTAGCCACAGGATAACCTTCAAAAATTATGCCGTCCTTATCTCCGACAAGTTTAACCTGCTTTGAGTTCGCCTCACGTACTGCAACAGGGAAAGGGAAAAGGCTGTTTTCAATCCTTACTTTGTCAATCATTCGAACCCATAAGCGCGAGCGTTCACGTGATCTACTGCCGTAAAGGTAAACGGAAGCCATTTGAATCTCCTTAAATACAGCCATAAGCTGTTTCTTTTCTGTGTTGTAAAGTGCGATCATATTTCTACTCCGTTCTTTTTTATTTTTAAATCAGGATCAAGTGCTTTCATTCTGTCGATAATTACCTGACAGTATTTAGGATCGAGTTCCATACCGTAGCACTTGCGTTTAAGTTGATGTGACGCTACCATTGTGACTCCGCTTCCTAAAAAATAATCAGAAATAAGTTTTGATTTTTCTCCAAACTTTTGAAAGCACCAAGATACAAGTTCTACTGGCTTCTGCGTTGGATGCACCCTATTTACTTTTTCAGATGCTTTTGTAAATTGACGAACTACGCTCCTTGCATTGCACCATGCAAGTTCGCAGTCCGTTTGGTCACTACCTCCATTGTTCTTATCCCAAACTATCCAGCATTCAGAATCAGGTAAACAAGAAGAATAGTAATTTGCTCCCCACCATATTTGAACTGCGTCTGGGAACAAAGAAAATATCAGGTTAAATGAATCTTTAGCTGCATTGGTATCAGAATCCCCTAAAATATCCTTGCCATATTTTTCTTTCAATACTCCACTTTTTGTAACAGCATTCATACCATAAGGAGGGTCTGTAAAAACCATGTCAGCCTTTTCTCCATTCATTAATTTCGCTACTGCGTCGCTGTCTGTTGAATCCCCACAAAGCAAACGATGCTCCCCTATTTCGAATAGGTCGCCGAGTACAATATCCGTCTTAATTTCGTCAGGCACTTCGAAGTTATCCTCCTCCGCCTCTAGTGTTTCAGGTTCAAAGTTCGGAATATCCAACCCCCACTCCGTCAACTGCTCAGCGTCCCAATTATTTGCTAGATCGTCCCAATCCCACTCACCATATCCTACGTTATCTTTTATAATAAATTCGCGCTTTTGTTCTTCAGTCCAATCGTCTGCCATCGTAACCCAAGTCTCAGGGATTTCTGAGTAGCTTAATTCCTTTAAAGCCTTTAATCTCATGTTGCCTCCGAGCGGATAAATTTTCCCGTCTGTGTCAGTTACGCAAACAATCGGACGCTTGTCTAACATATCGGGAAACGCCTCGATTGATTTGACGAGCTTTTTAAATTTATCGTCCTTAATTAACCGAGGGTTATTCGGGTTCGCTTTGATTTTTGAAAGTTTTATTTTTCCCATAGATCGTTTGTTGTTTCATGATACCTACCGAATTTAATCGGCTGCTGGCTTTTTAATTTCTCAATGTACAAAACCGCGTCCATAAGTTCCTCCTGCAAATGGTTTAAATAGTCGTCCTTATCGTTTTCGTATAAGGTCGTTCCGTATTTCTTTATTCCTATTTCTGAACGCTGGTTAAATTTATCAATTACCTGTTGAACTATTTTATCCATTTTTTTTATTTACGTAGTAATTGCCTGTCCTGTCGTACTCAGAAATAATATCGTTGTAAATTGAATGCACGCGGATCAGGCTTTCATCTTTCATTTTTCTGTATTCCGTTCCATTGCCTACGTCATGACCGATATGCTCAGCTTCTAAAATTGGAATATAGTAATTTATAAAACCAGCCTTTTCTGCTCGATAACAAAAATCTGAGTCCTGCATTCCGTATGGATCATGATCCTCGTTATAGTATCCTATTGTGTCAATTAGCTTTCTCGACATGATACAATTTCCAAAGGTTGCAGGCGTTTGATGTATAGGCATTCCATTTAAAAATGAAATAGGAGGCAAATCTAAAACAGTATGAAAACCAACTACGCCGCTGTTTTCAATTTTCTTTAAATAGCTAACCATAACAGCGAGCCAGTCCTCAGGCATTCGTATGTCGTTGGCGCAGGTAACAACTGCATCGTATTGTTTAGTTTTCTCTAGCCCTTCATTTAAAGCCGCTGCAACGCCAAAGCGATCTATTGTGAATAAGTCAAAAGGATAGCCAGCCTTACCTACTGATTCAAGTGCTTTTTTTGTGTGTTCGTGCCTTGAATAGTCTAAAAAAATTATTGCTACTTTCATTTATTTTTACTTAGGTATCGGGCAGGATTCCCAACGTATTTAGAGTTCTCTTTTGTTTCAAGTCCCTTTGTAACTACTGCGCCCATTCCAATCATGCAGCCTTGCGCGATTTGTTGCCTTTGATGTATAACAGCGTTCAAACCGATATTAGTTCCGTTCCCAATAATTGCATGACCTCCGATTTTAGCACCGCAGGAAATAGTAACGTCGTCCTGAATTACACAATCATGACCGACATGGCTGTGCTTCATTAAATAACAATTTTTACCGATTTCAGTTTTCCTAACTGCTCCGCTGTCAACGGTAACATGACCAGTCAGGCGGCTGCCTGATTTGATCAAAACTCCCTTATCGATTCCTTCCATGCCTTTCCACTCAGCAGGAAAACCGATAATGCAAAAAGGACCGATGTAAACGTCGTCCTCAATTGTAACGTGTTTTCCAATCTGTGCTGTTGGGTGTATGTATTGCATTGTTTAAAAGTTTACGGAGTTCACGCCCTAAATCCTGGTCGTTAGGATATTTCTTAATCAGTTCAATAATTTTATCAAATAATAGATTCATAGTGTCGGTAAGCCATTGATAAAAATTCAGCTACACAGGCAGGGCAGCGTTTATTGTACGTGTGGTGTGGAAAGTCGATTTGATACACACTCAAAAGCTCGTCCTGTGCTTCGTGTGTAAAGTTAATGACTTCGCCTGATATAACGAAAAGCTCGTAAATATGTTTATGCCTTAAGTAAATCGGCAAACGCTTGTCTTCGGTTTTTGTTAATGTCTCGGAGGCTGTACTTTTTGACCGCCCACTCGTGGAGTTTTTCGCCATGATCTAAAATTGCGTTTTTATTGTTTATGTAAAAATTCATGTGCCGATACCAATCGTCCTGAGTTTTAACCCAAAGTACAGGCGCGTCCGCGTCGTCTGAATAGGGAGGCACTCCCTGACAAATTACAGGAACTTTTTTTGAAGCTGCCTCTAAAATTTTTAGGTTTGATTTGTACGCGCTCCAATCATTTGCTACCAAAGGAATGAGCATAACGTCCGCGCTGTCGTACATTTTCAGGTACTCAGTAACTGGAAGGGTTCTAAGTATTTCGTGCTTAAGTGATCTGTTCGCCGTCATGAAGTCCGTCATAGTATCCCAAATATGTTTTGAAATACTATTGCTTTCGTCATAACCTCCGATAACCATTTGAACGTCGTAAAAGTGACCTTTGAGCCTGCGAACAGGATTTTTTAATATCCTTAAATCCTCAACGTGAGTACATCCACCTGCCCAAAAAAAGCGCACCCTGTCCAATTCTGTTTTGTTTACCTGAAATTGATCTTCTCCAAAGGGCAAAGCGTTAGGGAAAATATGAACGTTGTTATTGAACTTCCTGACCTTATTCGCAAGCCGTTCGTGAGTAACGGTAACCATGTCAGCGTCGTAAAGGTTTTTCTCAATTATCGGAGCGTGATGTTTATAGTCCCAATAGTTAATATGGTTTGTAGGTAGATTCCAGTCGTCGTCGATATCCATTACTATTTTGCAACCGAATCCCTGCCTAATTAATCCGATCTCATTCGAATAAGGGTTAACCCTATTATAAAGGAAAATGTCAAAGCTATCTCCGATTTGCTCACGCATTAAGGCATTGCTTACCATACCTTCCACGTTATCCATAAAACCCAAAGGAAGCGCGATCCTGTGATAAGTTACGCCTGAGTCCTTTTGACCAAAGCCGAAAATTTTTATTTTCTTGTCATCCATGCGATTACGTTTGAAGTGATCCCTGCGCCAAAAGTTACAGCAACAAAGTGAGCGACCTCAGGGAAAAAATATAAAGCCGCTGCAACCCAAACCGACAAGCAGATAAAACAATCTAAAGGCTTAAGGCGTTTCCCTTTAGGAAATTTTAGCTTTGCTTTTATCCAGTTCGGGATTCCTGCGATCTCAATGAAGTAAAACGAAAAAAATACCGCTGCAATTAGAATAAGCATGATACTAATTTTATAAGGGTAAAAATTGAAAATAAAAGAATCGAGGCTGTTATGAAATAGTCCACGAGCATCGATCCAATACTACCGATTAGTTTTATTGATTTCATTTTTGAGCTGTTTTTTAGTTTCTTTGACCACGTTAAAAACGTGCTTTTGAGGTATGCCAAAAAATTCCGCAACCTTAACACAGTTTCGAAGTTCGACATATTTTTGGAAAATTATTGATTCATGTGCATCCTTTGCGCTGGATAGCAGTTTTTTATCAAGTACCCTCTGAGCTGTGTCCGCGCTCCCTAGATCGTTTTTTATCATTGTCAGCCTCAGATATTCGCGAGCCTTATCGATTGCGCTTTTTTTATACTTGTAATAAAAAGGCGAAGTTGAGGAGTAGGCTAAGTTGTAAATAATACGAAGGGCAAAGCCTGTAAAGTTTTCGCGTGTCTTGATCCTGATTAAGTCCTCGCAGTTATATTCTAAAAGAATCAAAGCAAACTCCTGTTTAAGATCAGCTTGCAGGTCAGTAGGGTTGATCTTACTAATGACCTCGTTTATTTTCGGATCATTGTAAGCGTGTTCCACTATTTCCCTACATTCATTCACTTATTCCAATTTTTTTGAGTATATCATTTAAAGACAAAACTACATCAATTTGACCAGTCCACGAATCAAAAAACTTTATTTCGTCAGGCGTTAGCTTTCTTTGACTAGGCGGACGTTCGCCGTCTTTAATTTCAAAAAGATAGTTTTTCCCTTTGTAGCCTACCGCAATATCAGGGAACCCTTTGCCGATTGTGTGAGTTGAGAAAACACTTACCCCTGCTATTTTGCGAAGCCTTGTCATAATTTCGCGCTGGTTTGTGTCAACTTTTTTTATCTGCATTTTTTAATTTTTCACGATACCATTTAACACCTGCTATAAAACCTACATACATTTCAAGTGTTGTTGTATGGTCATCTGCATAATTCTCTATTTCTTCATCTGATATTTCTTCTTGAGAAAGTTGTACCATTTCGTTGGTGTCAACAATATGATAATCTTTTAATGTATCACTTCCATTACTTACAAATGTTTCTTGATAGTATTGTTCTGCATCTCCATCTGTATAAATTTCTCCAGTAGTAATATAAACAGAACTTTCTCCTTCTATCCAAGCATCAACTATCTCTTGCTTGTGCATTTCTTTAGCTTTTTCAAGTAAACCATAAAATTGTTGTGCTGAATTTATATCTTGATATGGGACAAGATTATCTATTTCTTCCCATAACCACTCGATTGATGTTTGTTTCATTGTTTAAGTTTTAAATTAATCTAGCAAAGTTTTTTCCTTCAAACAAAGGCACTCCCAGAAATTCCTCAGGGTGCGAAAACTCGTCAACGACTTCATACTGCACGCTGTGAATCTCGTCGCTAGGATCAGCAGTTAAATTGAGATAGCTTTGCTGTGCAGGTACAAGCTCATGACATACGGAGTAAACTTCGTCCTCCCAATAAGTGCAAGCCATGACTTTCCATTTGCCGCCAGCGTTGAATAGTGTTCCTTTATTTGCCATAGTTAATTAGTACAAGCGCAGTCAAACGCAGGTTTAATTTCGTTTAGATCGTAATTTTTAAATAGATTATTTTGAGCATAGTCGCGCATTTGCTTAATTGATATATCCGCAAAGTACTGGTATTTTTTTATCTGTTCCTCATCTTTGATCCACTCGTCAGCTAATTCAGGATATGAAGCTAAGATATTCATTATTGCATTTTTCCCCTTCATAAAACATAAAGTACAATTTCCTAAGATCGAAGGAATTTCTAGCGTGTAACTTTTATTTTTCCAGTATTCGTTAACTATTTGTTTATCTATTTTTTTGTCATATAAAGGGAACGAGTCAACAACATTTTTCCACATTTGTTTTCTACGCTTAACCCTTAAAGGTTCATCGTATCTAAAGCCTACCAAATTCTCGTATTTTGAAATACCTAAACTCCTAAGGTATCTCCTGCAAGTTTTTATTTTTAGCTCAATGGTACAAAATCTTTTGAAGTTGTTAGGAATTGCATGTTTCTTTTTTAGCAGTTCTCTAAAGCCTCCTTCATATTGCAAGCGAATGACTGGGATATTTTCGTTAGCTTCAAAATCATTTATAAACTTATATGTTTTCGGGTGTTCACGTCCTGTATCGCAAAAAATTACAAGATCTCCCTGCCTATATTCAAGAATAGTCATGTATGCAGAAGTTTTTCCTCCGCTAAAATTTATTATCCTTTGCATAAAATTTTTTAACAATTAAGCGTCTGTAAATAAATTCGATTGATGCTGTGTCTGAGGGTTGAATATCCTTAAAATGATCAGCTTTTAACTTCATAAACCTTTTGTATTCTCTAAAATCTCCGCGCTCCATTGCCTCGTCATAAAGTTCACTTTGCCGAATCTTAGTCGCTTTGCCGTACATCTTACTCTTTTCGTCGTCGCTTAATTCGACAAGGTTAAACTCCATGATCCAGTCATAAAGATAAGGAGGAAGTAGCGAAGTGCGAAGGGTTGAATTTCGATAAGATTCTATCTCCTGCAATTTTTCATCCTTGCTGATCGTGTAAGGAAGTTGAACAGGTATCGGATCTGGTTCGTCCTCA